GAGTATCGGTAACTTTAACGTCGTGATGTTCTTTAATAATTTCAGCTACTTTAGTATTTGGTATTTCTTCGTAAATTTCTTTTGTGACTTCCTCTACAAGAGAAGCGGTTTGCTCCTCTTGTTCTTTTATCTTTAGAGTAGATAAGAATTGCTTAAAGTGCATATTATTCTTGTTCTTCTGTTCCAGATTCGTCTTCGCTAGTAGGTTGCTCTTCTTGAACGTTAAACATTCTTTGAGCTACATCAATTCTCATATCGTCTAGTTTAGCCGAAATCTTTTCTGCCATAGCAGCGTTAAAAGCGTCTTGTGTCGCAGTTGCGTCACCAGTTGAAATAGCATTAATTAATTCTAATGTTGTAGTCATAATAACTCCTTAGT